GCCAGAGAACGCTGCCAGCCCGTTGGCTGTCGCGTGTCCAGATATCCCGCCCGAGGCGATCGGCATGAGCCAGCCGCGAGCGCCATAACCTCCAGGTATCGACGCCAGTTCGTAAGCGTCTGTTGAATACTCCGTAATTGCGAAGTTACGGAGCGCGCCGTTGCGGCCCCAATTTGACCGCGTGTTGTTGTGAACCGATCCCACGCCAGACGCGTGTGCCGTTGAGTTGCCGCCAAGCCAGCGGCCCGGCCCTTTGTTCAGGACGCTGTAATTGCCCCAAAGCATGTCAGCTCCAGCCGAAATCGAGGTGTCCGAAGAAGCTGGAGTTGTTCGGAATAGCCGAACCCGCGTAAATCAGCCACGCAAGGCAAGCGCCGTCATAAACGCGCGGCATCGAGGGAAGCTGGTTCACAAGATCGCGCTCGGACGCCACGCCCAGCGTCGTGATCGGCAGGGTCAGCAGCGGCTTCACGAAACACAGGTTGTAAACGCCCGTGGTCACGCCCGCGCCCGCAAGGATGATGTTCTGGCACGTCCTGATCCCGGCATCACCCGCCTGAAGCGGGAAGAATGGGCCGTACTTGCCCGAACCTGTGCCCGAGTAGGGAATGCCCAGAAGCGGAGACGTAGCGTTGTTTGTCGGCAAGGCTGGCGAAGATGGCGTTGTGCGTGAGCCCGTGCCCGCGCTGTTGGTATAGGTGAGCTGGAATGTCCCCGTGCCCGCCGTGCCCGCTGTCGATGCGACCAGAAGCGCCTGAACCCCTGCCCCATCGGCATAGCGCGGATGACGGACGGTCATTGTGTTGGTGCCCGAACCTGCATCGGTGAACGCAATCGCCGTTGCCGCAATCGCATTCGTCAGCGACGTGGCAAGGCGCGAGGTCGTGGCCGAGACGCGTATCGTCCAGTAGATCGTTCCCGCCACAAGGCCCGTGGGAAGCGCGCCGCCTGAGTTGGTAAAGCTGACCGGCGTGTATGTGTCGTAATCAGCCGCCGTGGTCATCAACAGGCCCGACGATGAGGAGAACGTCACGGCTTCCGTGTTCACGAGCGTCTTTGTGCCCGTTGTCGAAATTGTCGCGTTCGTCAGCGTGGCATAGCTTAGCAGGTCCACAAGCTGCATCACGCAGGGGACGGTCGTCGCCGCCGCCGTGAAAGCGCTGGCATTCAGCAGCACCTTGTAGTCCGTCGCGCTCGCCCCGACGTTGCCGCCGTGCTGGATGCCGCCATGGGTCGTGCCGATATCGTATTGCGGCTTCTGAACCAGCGTGACGCCAGACCCCAGCGCCGTGTTGGCCGGAGGATTGCCCGCACCACCCGCCAGGAATTGCCATGAGCCCGCGACCACGGTTCCACCTGTCGCGTGGTTCTTGTTCCAGTCCGCCCGAAAGAACTTTCCCGAATTGGAAACGTTCGTCACGAGGTTATCAAGAGAGCTAAAGCCAGCCATCAGTTCCAGACCGTTTCTATTGTGCCCATGATCTGCGCGCCGGAAAGCGTGCCGCTCGGATAGCAAATGAGATTGAGGTAAGCGTCGCTCTTGATCTCAGGCAGTTGAACGCCATTGAGGATCATGTCCCGCTCAGACGGGGCCGTGATGTCATAGATCGAGAACGATGCCAGCGGCTTGACCAGAACCAGCGTGATCAGCCCCACATCGCCCGTCAGGAACGTGCAGCTTTCAATCGATCGCACGCCGCTGTCCCCGGCCTGCAAGGGAATGAACGGACCGGCACACCCCAGCGTGGCCGGTGCGGTCGAAACAATTGTGCCGTTCACTGTCTGCGTGTTGCAGGTGACCGTCGCGCTGGTCCGACCCGCGACGCCGTCCGAATTGGTGTAGGTCACGAAGAAACTCACCCCGCCAATCTGCGAGGCCACCAGCACAGGCATGATCTGCACGCCCGCTCCGGTCGGGTATCGTGGCAGGGCATCGCCAACAATCATGTCCTGTTGATCGGTGACGCTCATGTCCACGAATGGGTAATACAGCAGGTAATCGAGCAGGATGCAGGGCAGCGGAACCGCTGTCGTCGTAACCGTCAGGCCCATGATCCGGCGCAGGTGCTTCGTGTACGTGCCGCCCGGCGTCGGGCCGTGATAAAGCCCGCCATCGGTCGATTGCGCCAGCGCCTTCCCCACAAGCGGGGCCGCTGCATAGAAGTTCGGGACAGGATTGCCCGGCGACATGCTCAGGTCGAACCAGATGCCCGAGCCCGTCGTCTGCGTCGGGACTTTCCGCCAGCCAAACAGCGTGGCTTGCCCAGCCTCCTCGGCGTCAATCAGCTCTTTGAAAGAGCGGAAAGCCGTCATCAGTCTTCCGTTCCGTCCAAATCCCCACTGGCGAACTGCGGCTGAATGCCTGACGAGATCGCCAGCGAAGCCGAAAGCGAGCCCTTGTAGAGCAGGACGCCCGTTGAACTCGACGCCGTGCCAATCCCGAAGTGCGTGGCCGTCTCAGAACCGCCCGTGCATTGCGGGAACTGGATCAGCGCCGCATTCGTGACCGCATTGCCCGAGACCGTCCATCCGCCTATCGTGCGGGCCACGGCAACGCGCGCATAGCTCGTATACGCGCATTCGTTCGTGGTCTGGTTGCCGGCCTCGCCCGGATCGCCGGTGTGCAGCGACACGTAAAGCGAGCCCGCCGTGGTCGAGCCGCGAAGGCCGGTCGCATCACCGATGTTGGCAGCGTTGTCATTGTTGAAGACAAGCTGAAGCAGCGCGGTTTCCCACGCGTTTGACTTGGACATTATTCAATCCCTGTAACTTTGCCGTCTTTGTCACGTGCAACCATCTTCGGCCTGCTCAGTGCAGCAGCCAGGGCTTCAAGCCCCTTGCCGACAGCCTCGCCATTCCGATCCGGCTTCTCTCTTTTGGGCTTTTCAGGCTTTGGCTCTTTCGCCCGCGCCTCACGCTCTGCCGCGCCCATCTCGGCCTCGTGCCGCATACGCTCGGACTCGATCTGCGCCTTGATCCCAAGCTCGCGCTCTTTCAGCGCCAGTTCCGCCTTCTTGATCTCAAGCTCAGCCATGCGGATCTGCACGTCCGCCGCCGCCTTCTGGGCGTCCATCTCGATCTTGAGCTGGTCGTTGCGCTCGCGGGCCGCTGTCTCCTGCGCCCGCAATTCCGCTTCCTGCTGAGAAGCGCGGCCCTCATAGACCGTCTTCTGGGCTTCGAGCTTAACCCACTCGTTCTCCATGGCCATTTTCTGCCGCTCAAGCTCCATCTTGGCGGCATCAGCCTGCGCCTTCATCATCGCCGCCTGAGCCTTCTGCTCGGCAGCCTGCGCATCGGCCTGCGCTTTCAGCATCTCAGGATCAGGCTTGGGATCTTCCGGCGGGGCCGTTGCAGGATCGGTCCAGAACAGCTCGGGGCTCTTGAACCCTGCCCGCTCGGTGAACCGCTTCAGCAGCTCATAGCCATTGGGCGCGGTAACGATGGGGCCATTAAGCCCGCCCTGCATCTGGATGACCTGGGATTGGAAGCCCAGCATCTTCTCCATCACCATCAGTTCCATTTCGCGCCCGCCAGAGCCGACGCCGACCTCGATCACCATGTCCGCACGCTCACCGAACGTGCTTGGATCGATGTCCACAGGCGGCTTGCCGTGCAGCCTGATCTTCTCGCGGCGCGTGTTGTGCGTCCGGCTCAGAGCATGGATGTTGAGATACCAGTCCTTGACCAGCGTCTCGGCCAGCACACGGGCAATCATCCGCACCCGCTTCTGCGCCATCGACATCAGCGCCATAGCGCCTTTGGCCGTGTCATGCAGCGTGTCGGGATTGAGCCCCTGAGCATTGCGGACGATGCCAGACCGCTGCTCGGCCATGGTCGAGACGTATTCCAGCGCCGTCTGCACGTCGAACCCGAGCTGACCGGCCTGTATCGCATTGACCGCACCCGGCTTTTGAACCCGGATCGGCATCCCCGGCTCATTCCTGAGCACGTCGTCAACGGTTTCCTCTGAGGCCAGGTCCTTGGCGATCTCCACACGCTGGTTCATCGCGAAATAGCCGCTGTCCAGCATCATCCGGACAAGGGCCGTCTTGATCTTCTGTATCTCCGTCAGCTTGTCCGCGAGCGACTGGCCATAGAAGCGGTGGGTCTGAATGAAGGGCGTACCCACCGCCAGCCCGATCCGGTTTACCTGCCGCTTGTCGAGGATGATCGAGCACTGGTCATCCGTCTGGATGCGCCATAGCTCGGTCTTGCCATCCTCATTGGCGTCGATCCTGACCCAATGCTTCAGCACCTGCACCGTGCGGAGGAGCTTGTTGCTCGCCCCGCCCGCCGTTGCATCGCTCTCGCTGGCAAGGTCGCGGCTCAGTTCGGTCTGCTCATCCCCCTTGTTCGGGTAGTCCGGCAGCTTGGCGACCAGCTTGGGGTCAAAGCCCTGATCGATGAGGGCCTGAGCACGCGGATAGCTGCGCACCACGCAATAGGTGGCGTCGGCTATGTTGATGGTGTCAGGGGCAACAGAGAGATTGTTCGGGTCGATATTGGCCGATTTGATGCAGCCAGCATCGTAGGACATCATCGCCTTGACGCTGAACAGCTCAATGCCATCCACAGCCGGGCCGAGGCTCTTCTTCTCGACGATCTCGTAACCGTCCTGTTCGAGCATCATCAATTGCGGGGCCGTTATGCCCTCGAATGTCTGCTCGTCGGTCTTTTCCTCGTCAGCCCACCACGTCTCGATGATGCCGGTATCGACCTGGAGTGCGTCCTTGATGGCCGTATAGAGCAGGCGCCAGCCATTGAGCTTACGGAATGCCACGTACTGGACGTATTCCATCTCCAGCTTGGCGGCTTCTTCGTCCTCCTGACCCTGCGGATCGAAGGATGCGACATCCTCCCCGCCCGTGAATATCTCGATGAGGTCAGGCAGGACCGTTTCGATGGCGTCGGCCACATCCGTGCTCACCGCCTTGGAGCGGTTGGGCAGGCTGGGGACGTCATTCATCTCGCCCTTGGAGTATTCCAGCGCCTTCTTGCGCTTCTTCTCCAGTTCCGTGCCGTTCTCGAAGCCGACGCTGTTGAGCTTCTCGGCCTTGAGGATGGACAGAAGCTCGGCATCCCCGATCTTCATCTCATCGGCATCGGGGGCGG